CTGTGCAGATTGGCTGCCACCTTGAGGAGTTCTGCGAGTTCCTGGGGGCGCTGCGAAGCGACTCTGAGGGCTATGGCAAGTTGCTGGAGCGCACGCGCACCGATCTGGAGTGGTTCGCTGGCAAGTTGAAGCGCCGAGAGCAGTTTGTCTACATCCCGACGCACCTGCGGATTGATGCCTTGGACGCGCTGTGCGATACCGAGGTCACTGGCAATGGTGTGGCTTACATGGCCGGAATGAACAAGCCTGGGGCTGATCGTGCTGTGCTGGACTCCAACGACGCCAAGCTGGTCGATGGCAAGCCGGTGATTCTCGAAGGCGGAAAGATCGGCAAGCCAGAAGGCTGGAAAGCTCCGGACATTCGGGGGTTTGTGTGAGGAAGGCCGGGAAGAAAAGCCCGGCCCAAAGGCCGAAGCGCTACACCATTCTCGACGAGATGATGGCAAGCCCGACCGAGCCGCTGCCACTGGCCTGGAAAACATACCAGCTCACCAGAATGTACGAGGGGCTGGCCGCCATGGAAAAAGCGCCGAGCCCCACCACGGACGACTGGCGGGTGGTGTCGGATGCGGTCAACCTGATGGAGACCCTGATCGAGACCATGCAAGTGTGCGAGGACAGTTCTGGCCTGCTGATGGATGCCATCACCGCGATGGCCAATGCTGGCCGCCGCAACACTGCCGGGGGCGCGATCCGGCTGGACGGTGCTGGCATCCAGGCCGTGCGTGCTGTGCTGGAGGATTACGCCGCGCTGCTGGATGTGCTGCCTGCAAGGGCCATGATTCGCTGCCACCGCCTGACCGAAAAGCGCCTGCATGAGCTGCTGGAGGGCAAGCGCAGACCGCACGATGTTGAGGTCACTGCGATGTAAGGGTTTGTCCCTATAAAATAAATTGTGTGAGATTGTGGGAACTGGTGTTATACTGGAGGCCTACCAACAAACAACCAGCAAGGAGCTGACCGTGAACACAACTTACACCGCCTACGCAGTATCTGATCTTTTCAACGCAGGTTATGGCTGCGATGGTCATCCATTCATCGCCGAACAGTATTACGTTCTGATCGAGAACGCAGCTGGTCGTCGCTTCCGTCACACAGCAGCCTTCAACGGCACAGAGCTTGTGGTTTGCGAAGAGACTGGCGATGCGTGCTTTCCTGATCTTCGCGCAGAAGCATCCGCCAAAGCCGAGCGTCTGGCTGCCCGTGTTAATGCAGCGTTTGCTGCTGGTAAAGATGTCGATTGGACATATTGGGGAGAGATTGATCCAGCGTATGGATCTGATGAGTTTATTTCTCAAGGCACAGAAGCTCAGCGTGTTTTTGCTGAGAAGGCCGCAGCTTAATCAACCGGGGCTTCGGCCCCACCTTTTAGGAGAACGACATGAAGAACAACACAACACCCCGTAACTACGCCGACTGCACATGGGTGCAGGGCTATGGCCGCGCAGAGCCACTTTCTGAGCGCTTGGCAGGCTACGCCACGGCCTTTTCCATTGGTGTCGGCATGGCCGTTTTGCTTGTCTCATGGTGGTCGTCATGAGAAAACACACACAAGAAGAAGAAAAAATGAGAACATTTCATTGCGCCGGTGGCGGGGCTGCAATAAACAATTCTGGTAACACCACGATCAATCTGACTTTGAAGTTTGACATGAGAGGAACAACAAAGGAACGATTTACAGAGAAACTTGGACAACTGCAAGAAACTCTTGCAGCTATTGGAGTCGTCTTTCCAGATCGCTCAATTTTGAAATTTGCGAATGACAAACGCATTGACATCGCTTTCGAGGCTGATCATATTGGTGAAAAAAACACATGAAATACGAATTGGTTGAAACAGACACAAAGCAATTTTCAGGAATAACCTTATATCGCGTAAAAGCCCTTGTTGCTATTGGCGCACTAGTATCTCCCGGAGATTTGGGTGGATACATTGAAAAGGAAGAAAACCTTTCGCAGTCCGACAATGCTTGGGTGTCCGACGATGCTTGGGTGTCCGGTAATGCTTGGGTGGCCGACAATGCTCGGGTGTCCGGTAATGCTTGTGTGTCCGGCGATGCTCGGGTGTCCGGCGATGCTCGGGTGTCCGACAATGCTCGGGTGTCCGGTAATGCTTGGGTGGCCAGTCACAAAAATCTGTTGCTTATCGGCCCTGCAAAATCTTCTGGTCGTTTTACAACGGCGTTTGTTGATAACAATATTGGTGTGCGAATTGTTTGTGGATGCTTTACAGGGTCTGTGCTTGAATTTTCTCGGCAAATTGAAAAAACTCACGCCGACAACAAAGAATCATTGGAGCAATATCGACTGTTCTGCCAATTGATTGCTTTTAATTTTGGAGTGCAAGAATGAAAGACGAAGCATTGAAGCTGGCGCTGGAGGCGTTGGAAGGCATACATCCCGGCAACATGACGCCAATGGCAGAGGAGTACTGGAATAAGGCCATCACCGCCATCAAGCAAGCCCTTGCAGCACAGCCAGCCGTGCCAGAGGCCATCGTTGATGACAGCGAAAGCCCTCAATATCGGGCGGGTTGGAATGAATGCAGGGAAACAATGTTGTACATGCTGGAAGAACATCCCGCAGCACACCAATGGGTTGGGCTGACGGATGATGAGATGGTTGAGGCTATGGGCTACTGGTCTGAAGATTGTCGTAGTGCATACGGGGGGGCTACTGAGGCAAACGGTGAGTATGTAGACATGATTTCAACATGGCGTTACATCGAAGCCAAACTCAAGGAGAAGAACACATGAACAAGTGCATCAAATGCGGAAGCTATGCGTTCAACCTTTACAAAGAGGGCATTGACCAAGGTGATTTGTGTGATGTCCATTACTGGAAAGGCAGGGCGCATCGTTCCCAAGCACCCGACTACGCTTGGCCCACCGTTGCCGACTATGAAAATGACGTAGGCTTTGAAGTCGATGAGGCTTTCAGGATGGCTTGGGCGATGGCACGAACAACCAATGCCCTGTTTACTCAGGTGGAGAAGAACACATGAGAGACACGATAGACATGGCCCGTGAAGCTGGTTTTTGGCAGGAACACATTAACACTTATATGTGCAGCACAGATGCCATCAAAGCCTTTGAAGCCCTTGTTCGTGCTGATGAACGTGAGCAAGCTGAAGAGCGAGTAACTGATATGTTTGAGAATATGGAAACCCCATATCTACCTGACATAGTTGCCGCTATCAGGGGAAATGAGAATATATGAATGACAAACAAGTTGCAGCAATAGAGCCAATGATCTATGTAGCAGGATCCTGTTCACCGTGCAATAACGACTGCAATCAAGGACGGAACTGCCCAGCACGTGCGGCTAAAGTTTGCCGAAAGAAAATAGGGCCTGTAGATCTGCTGACATTGATTTTAGGGAAGCTGTTTTTTGGTGGGATTATTTCAACACTTTGGATTGCTTTCTTGTTGGCCTTTTTATCCGTTTACAAATAAGCCCTTACGCCCGTTTTGTCGATAATCAGCGCTTGCTTCCGGGGCGCTGTGTCAATGGTGTTGGAAATGCTGACGTGTGTCCAGCGGTCAAACTCGCGGATTACCTGATCGTAGCCAATACCGCTGGCGACGATGGCCTTGACCACTTGATCTGGTGTCATGCCTGGCACCCTCAAATCAGCCGCGCAGCCAAGGCGGTGCTGGCTGGTATCTTTGCTGCCCACGGCATCGTTGACCTTCTTGGATCTGAATGCCGAATTGATCATGATGGGCTTGCCACGAAGAACAACTTTTACCTGTTCCAAAAAGTCAGCCAAGCGCGTGAGGTTGGACAGCTCTTGCTCATTTGGGCTGTTGTCCCAGCCGTTGCGCTCGGCTGTATCGCTGGCGATCAATTCTTGAAGGGTGAAGTGGGGCGTCAGGTTCACTTCTTGCTCCGCATGTCTACGATTTTCTCAAGAGTGCGTCCACCGAAGTAGAATGACATGATCAACATGCCCCACTGCCCGAGAAGTTCAACGTAAGATTCATTGGCGTTTTTGCCGAAGGCCGACATTGTGGCAAATGTAAAGTACCCCAGCAAGATGGCTATTAGGGTCATGGGCCTTATGTTCTTTGACAGCCAAGAGTCTGACCCCATATCGGCTTTTAGGCGCTCTGTGACGTTGCCCTGCTCCGACTTGTAGAGATCAGTTTCGTTTGCCATTTTGGCCAACTCACCGCCCTGGGCCATCTTCGCAAGTTCGATCTGAGCGATGGCCTTGGCCTTCGGGTCTGGGATGAGCTTGTCTATCAGCTTTCCGCCGACATCAAGCAGGGCAGTTAGTGGTAACATGATTTGGCCTTTTAGTCTTAAATTATGGCATTCCGCGCCAAACAAAATCATCACCGCAAACCCAAGACCGTATTTCATTTTCAGCAAGAGCGACGCTTGCGTAACCAGGGTTTAGGATGTTTCCTGCCCCGTTGTTGTTAACTGTGACCAAATTAGACGTTCCATTAAACAACGTCACTATGTGGCCTGGGCTGATTGATTGATTGCCTAATGGACTCAGACTAAATGTTGTAATGGTAATTGGTGCAGCATGGGTCAACTTGACCAAACTTATTCGCGTTCCCGCGTTATTGTTTGGAATAATAACATTCGCTGTTGCGCCTGAAAGTGTTTGAGCGCTATATCCTGGTGTTGGGTAACCTGGGCCAGTAACTCGCGCAACTCGCATACCCAGCAAATGATCGCCTCCAAGAGATGCATAATTCAACGCGCCAAGAGATGCGGTTCCGTAATTTACAAGCAGAGAAGCAGAACCTATTTGCGAACGAAGAACACCGCTCCCAATAAAACCGGCCCCATCCAAAACTGCACTAGACGCTCCGCTGGCATAACTAGCATAAATGCTGTTGATTCGAACATCGTTAATTTCTGCGCCCGACTCACACAGCAAGTTTAGTGTTTTAGCCAACGGGTTGATGGAAATGATTGAGTTAATTTCAACATTGTTAAGGCGACCTCCAGGCTTCAAGTTGTAGACAAAAACATCGTCAGTAGTTGCACCTTCGCTGATGATGCTGCCGATGTAAGCCGATCCAAATGCCGCACCAGCAAAATTAAGCGTTTGCACTAGCAAGGAAGTGCCGTGACCCTGAGCTCTGATTTTGCCAATCTGAATGTTGTCCATCAGTCCGCTGTCTGCTTGTAACCGAACTGCGTAGTCCACCGCACCTGCACTTGAACCGACAACCTCAATTGCGTCAACCTGCACATCGCTGCACTGACCGTATTTGCTGTCAGACTTGAAATACACACCGGTGTCGCTTGGATCGATGGCCTTGATATTGGTCAACTGCACATTGCGGGTTTTGAGCACAACACCGAAGTAGCCGTAAATGCCGTGCAGATTGCCGCCTGTGTGTTGGTTGTATCCTTCAAGCAACAGAGCATGAACAGCCGATGCTGGACTGTTGCAAAGACCGATAAGGTTTTCTGTATGTAGTACTTTTCCTGTGTTGTACGGTTGTGCAAGGCACTTGATTGCATCGGCTGTGGCAACACCAGACATTGATCCAATGTCAACACCAAAGTCACGCAAATCAATGTAATCGCCGGTCAAGGACAGCGCACCTTGAATAATAGTGCCGCCCTCAAGAGCAGTTTTTCCGCTGTTGAGTGCAGGCATTCCGCTTCCCCACAATCGAACTTTATCCTGCGCAATGATTGTCCCATCCCAGTAAATTCGACGGGGTGGAAGAATGATAGGAAGCCAATTGGTAGTAGCGTAAGCAACTGCTGCTTTCAAAGCTGCGCTGTCACCGGCTTGGGTACCATCCGCACCAAAATCGTCAAGGTTGACGGTTTGACGCATTTTGTCTTGCGCTGAAATTGCTACAGATCCTGTGCCTGCTTGGTCAAATCCAATCCAGTCTGACCCATCATCATCTGCAAGATCTGCAACAGTACCAACTTGTCCTTTAAAACCAGTAAATGCCACTCCAGAAGCATTTGGACTAATTCCCGTTCCGTCTGGAAAGTTGTAGACCATTGAGCCTTTGCTGTCTTGCACCAAGATGCTGAAGTTCACGCCATCGACGTAGATCTGGGCTGGTGTGCCTGCGCGTGAAACGTAGCCGTTAAGTGTGCGTAATGGCTGGGCCGCTGGGATGGTTAGGGCTGCGTCGAAATAAACCGCTACTGGGTTGGTCTGTGGGTTCAGATTTGGTTGGCCGATCCAGACATAACCATTTTTCAGTGGCTGGCCGTCACGGCCTTCAAAGACAGGAAAAGGGACTTGAATCGAAAGTGCGGACATTTATGGGTTCTCCTAGATGGTGGATTGTCGATCAAGGCTGCACGGGTGGCAATGCGTTGAGGGCTTCATTGATTCTGGCCTTGGTGCGGCCTTCTTTGCGCATCTTGGTGATTTGCTTGATGCCTGCCATGACTGGCAAGGGAAGGCCGGTGGCAGCGCCTGTAAGCCCAGCCTCGGCCATGGCGGCCATTAGTGTTCCTGCCGTGCCCGAGCTGTTGATGAGCGTACCTGGCGGCACGGTGGTAACGTATTTCACGACCTCGTTTAAGTCGCGCATCCGTTGGGCTTCTTGCTTGCCAAAAATGATGTCAAGGCGTCCGTTTTTGTCCAACTCGGAAACGATTTGGTTGAGTTTGTCAGGTGAAACCAAAGGGCGGCCAGAACTGTCCGTACCTACGCCGCTTGTTGCACGGTCCCGGATGTGCTGGAAGGTGGCCGCCTGCAATTCTTTGAAGGCCTGCTGACCATCTGGGCCACTGGTTTGCAAGACGCGTTTCAAAAAGGTGATTTCTTCGGGCGAGCCGCCAAGGACGGATCGCTTAAAAACTTGGTCAACTGCGACCTGTGGGTCTTCCATGCCTTTTCGGTTTTTGATGAGACGGGCAACGATGGCGCGGTTCTCAAACTTGCGTGCCTGTTCTGTGCGAAGCGCCCGAGCCTGTTTGTAAAGCGGCCCCGAGACTGGCTCGGTTTGCGCGTCAATCAACTTCTTCAAAATGGTTTCTTCGCGCAAACCTACGGCATCATCAAACTTGGCAGTGCCACTTAGTTCTTTGCGGAATTCTTCGAGCCTGCCTACGGTGGCCGGTCTTGCAATCAAGTTGCCTGCATCGTCAACGTCTGCAAGATCCAGCTTGGTCAAAAGTTTTCGTGCGGTGTCTGGCACGACCGAGGACGGAAGGCCGGTGATTTTGCCGTTGATGTAACCAATGAGGGAGTTGGTGATTTCTTGGTCACCGCGACCGATGGTGACAACGGTGTTGGTGTCTACCGCTGCCTGGGCCTCTGGGGATTTTTTGGCGGTTGTGTAGGCCACATTGGTTTTGTTTTTGGCCGCTTGATAGCCGCTGCTGAGAGCATTGACCACTGAGCCGCCGGTGGCCGATGGGCCAGCAAATGCTGCTTGAGCGCCGACGTCATCAATTGCTGCGTCAAAGTTTTGCAGGATTTGCAGGTTGTTTTCTTCGGCACGGTTGCGAAGTGGTGCGCCAAACTCGCCCTTGATTTGCTCTTTCTCAAATTCCAGTTGTCCTGCGCCGCGTTCTGCCGCGCCCCTGGTGAGAGTAACAGGAACGCGCAAGCCTTCGGCGGTGGTGACGCGCCGCAATGCTTCTGGTGTGGCCGCTGCACCGCCTGAGACGCGAGCGCCTGCTGCTGGGGCTGTGGTGGCCACGGCTGGGGTCTCCATGCCCAAGGTCTCTCGCACGGCTGTGGTGGCCGCTTGCATTGGCCTGGCAATGGCCTGACCTGTTGCTGTGGCCGCCCTCTGTCCTGCTGCGCCTGCGATCTGACGGGCCGCGCCTGCGGTTGGGGCTGCGGTGCGTGCTGCTTGCATGATAGCGCCTGGGGCTGCGATTGCAGGCAGGACTGGTGGCAGGACGTTGGCCAGGACTTGGCCAACGGCTTGTACCTGCTCTTGGCCAGCTTGGGTGCGTGGCTGGTAGGTGAGCGCCTGTGCGCCTTTTGCTGCGGCTTGCTCGACCGCACGCATGGCTTCTGGCGTGCCGAACTGACCGGAGAGGATCTGCTGGGACAAGCCCTGGAGAGTTCCGGCCAGTGTGCCGAGCGTGCCACCTGTGGCCGCCGTGCCCAAGGTCAACGCAGTCTCACCAGCGCCAATGAGTTGCTGGCCAATGCCTGGTTCGCGTGGTGCTGGTGCGTTCTGCTGCTGGAAAGTGGCCGTGTTTTCTTCGCCCTTGGCCAGTTGGTAGGCCTGTGCCACGGTGTCGAACTCAGGCGTTCCGCGCTTGGCGGAATTCTTGACGATCCAGGCTGCGTATTCGTCGGCTGTTGCCATTTATTGACCTCCGCGCAGGATTGCGTCAGCTTGCGACCGAATGTTTGCTGCTGGGGCTGCTGGTCGTGGGTTGCGATCAGTAGGAATCTGCTGCACCAAAGAAGTCTGCTGCGTTGGGTCGTAACGTTTGCTTTGGTCTTGCACTACGCGCTGCGTGAAGTCGTTGAAAGACTCGCCCGGCTTAGTAGCGTAGTCACCAGCCTGAAAGGTGTTTCGTGCACGGGTCAGCACGCCGTTGTTGTTGGCCAGCCAGTCGGTCTTGGCGTTGCTAACAGCCGCTTCAATGTCTTGCAATTTAGCCATTCCCCGAAGAAAACTCGCCATTGTTTTAGCGTCAGCGGTTTCAGGCGGGAAAGGCTTTAATGCCAATTGAATATCTGCATCGGTGGCTGGACCTGGTGGCAAAGATTTGATGGCTGCTGAGTTGCGTAAACGTGTGTACTCGTTACGCAGTTGAGTCAGAGAGTTTTGCGTACCTAATGATTTGTTCAGAAAATCTCTTGCACTGGTGAATGCACCGTAGCCACCACCAGCTGCATCAAGACGCTTGGCCAGATCGTTGTACTGGTCTGCGGATTGCTTGGATGCCGCCGCCGTCACAGCAGATTCATTTACCAGCTTTCGGGTGTCGGCAGGCATCTGGTTCAAGTTATTTTGAATGGTGGACAGCTTCTCAGCGACCGTGGCCTGCATGGTTTGGCGATCAAGATTGAGCTTTGCAGCTCGGTTGCCGATCTCGCTGTTGATGTTCTTGATTTGTGCAGAGTTCAAGTTCAAGCTGGCTTGTGCCAGTGGGCCTGCAAACTGCGCCTCGACCCTGGCTTTGTCTGCCTGGGCTTTGGCCAGTGCTGCTTCGGCTGCTGCTTTTTCTGGCGCGGTGGTGGCTGCGGCCAATGCTGTTTGAGCATCTGACTCTGCTTTGCTTGCAGAGGCAATTGCCTGGGTCACTTCGCTTGGCGCTTTTGCTGCTGTTGTTCTGGCCTTGACCGTTTTTTCAAAACGGTCCGGGTCGATTGCGGCCAATGCAAAGTTAACCCCAGACTGTGCGCCTGTGATGTTTCCGTTTTGAAGTGACGTCAAAACATCTTCATAAATTTTGGTCGGTTCGCCTGCGTTCTTTTTGGCTTGAATGATGGTTTGCACTCGCTCCATCGCTACCTCTGGGGCTTTATTTTCCAATGCGTTGGAAATCTCAAATCCTTGAGTGAATTCGTTTTTCAAGCGTTCCTCACCTACACCTTTTCGTACATCTCCAAAGGCTTCACGGAATTGCGGATACTTGGCGATCATGCCAAGCCATGCTTGTTGCGTGCCGTCTGCTTGCGCCGTTTGCAAGTCGGTTGCAAATTGCTGCTTGACCTCTTGCGCCTGTTGACGCTGCTGACGCTGTGCAAGAACTTGGCCAAACTCAGCGAATTGCTGGCCCAGATTTACCTGGGGGGTCATGGCCATGTAATTGACTGGCGGTTGTAGTGGATTGATTGACATAAATGCGCCTTAAAACGCTGCAACGGTTTTACCGATGTTTAACAAATCGCCAAAGGCTTGACGTGGGATGCCGCCTCTGGCTATTTGGCCACCCGCAATGGCTGCGCCTTGGTTGGCCAAAAGGTTCCCGATGTTGCTTGCTGATTCAAGGCCAGAAGAGGCTTGACCAGCAGCAGATGCTTGGCCCATTGTCGATAAACCTCCGAGGCGGCCATATTGCTGTTCGATCAATGCGTTGAGTGCTTGGGGGCGAAACTGCGCAAGAGCTGCCTGTACGTTGCCGCCACGCAGTCCGCCGGTAGCCGATGCGTTTTGTAGGATGGCGTTTTCGCCTTGCTGGGTCATGGCCTGAAACAGCGGAGACTGCTCAAAGCCAGAGATTGCCTGCTGCTGTGCTTCTGCACCTTGCAAGCCAATCAAGGCCTGCTGTTGGCCCATTGCGCCAGTGCCCGCTGAAACGTATGGGGCCATGAGTTCAACCAGTGCATCAAACTGCCTGCGCTGCTCATCAATGCCTGCTTGCGCTGATGCTGCTTGAGTTTGTCCAGCGCGTTCGGCTGCTTTACCCGCCTGCTTTGCTCCGGTGATGCCACCAACAACGTCGCCAATCAAATCGCCAACAAAACTCATTTTGAACTCCAATCCAGCCGGGTCATGCCCAGCACATAAACGTCTTTGACAATGCCGCCTTGCAGACACGCTGCGCGTCTGCGGCCTTCCTCTTTGAAGCCGAGCTTGAGGCAGTAATTCTTGGCGGACTCCATGCCCTCAATGATGTATGCCGTGACGCGCTGAATGGGTTGGGCAAATGCCCACTTCAAACAGGCATTGCCAAGGTCTCGGGAGTGTTTGATGGCCGACCGCTTCAGGAGTGCGTGCAGCTCGATTTCAATGGGGGTGAATCGTACCGCCATGAATGCGCCAACAAAGGTGCTGTCAGTCCATGCAGACAGGTAAGTGACAAGAGGGTGGTCGATGTGCGCGGCTGGTCGGTGGTCGTGCCCGACTTTGGTGATGTACGGATCAGAATAGACCTCAAGAAGATGGCCTTTTGTGATTCCCTCAGTGACGACCGACATGTGCAACTCCTGTTTAGGGCAAGCTGCTGGCGGCTTTGTTGACTCAGCGGCCAGATTGTCCCACATTTACAACAAGTAAATCAAGTGATCTCACGTCCTGATGCTCGGATGGTCAGTGATGTGGCTGCGCTGGCAATGGTGCTGATGAAGCCACCAGGTTCGAGTGCTTGGCCGACCAGCTCAGGGCAAGTGTAGGTCTCATCGGGTGCGATGCTGCGAGTGTCCACAATCAGGTTGGACACGCCAGCCGTGCCGCCACTTGTCACTAGGTTGACGCTGATCGTGACGTTGCCTGCTGTTGTGTTGGTGGCCGTAAATTTGTCGATGATGGTTTTGCAGTTCACGGCTGTGTACTGCGTGGTCTGGCTGTTTTCTGCTTGTTTGGCTGGGATCAGGACTTTGATGGAGACGGTCATAAGACACCTTCAATGTTGTTTGAAACTGTGAGAATAATGGACGGGATGCCTGGGTGGGGTGCAGCCGCAGGAAATGCAGTAATTTCGACAGTGAGGTCGCTCACCGAAAACATCAGCTCAATATAGTCATTGGCTTTGAGATCAAAAAAGTAATTCAGCGATGAAAAAATTTCAGCGTTGTTGCCCTGAATTCTGATTTGACTGGCACTGTCTGGCACGTCTACGCCGTTAATCCTAAACCAAAAAAAGAACTCACCCGTTCCGCCTGCTGTTTTGTCCAATTGAAACGAGGTGTCGAAGTTGTAGATGCCCGGCGTGTCCACGTACACCCTCGATGTCGGGGTGCCAAGATACACGCCATTGCTCAAATCGGTGTTGTTGAACGTGATGGCCTTGGCCGTGTTGATGGTCGTGGCTGTCTGCGTGGTGGTGTCGTAGAACGATCCGTATCTTGAACGCTTGAATTCCCTTGGTGGGGGTGCCATTTGCAAGCCCTCTACAGCCTTGGTCAGCTCATCAAATTGATTTTGAGATGGAGCCAACCGCAATGCCTGAACTTCCTTGGTCAGATTGTCTAGCAGTTCCAATGCCTGATTTGCTTTGTTTTCCGCCAAAGCGCAATTTATAGCCGACTCTTTGGCAAATGCCGCCAGTTGGGCCAGCGCTTCGTTTGATCTGGCGGCAGCGTTGTCTGCTTGATACTCAAAATCAGTCCCAACGATTACTTGAATTTGATCGACTGTTGAGAACAGCAATTCAAACTGCCTGATCTGTTGCTGGTCGGTAAGGAACGCCGAAAGCTGGTCGCGGGTCAGATTGAGCCTGCGTGATGTTGGTGCGGTTGCCATCAGTACGCCAATGCCTCAATCTGAGCTTCAAGACGGACAAAAGAAACGTGCGCATCGCTGTCACCTTGAAAGCGCTGGATTCTCCAGTTGCGCATGTGGCCTTGCTGAAACCACGCAAGGCGCTTGGCCGTGTTTCCAGTGGTGCCGACTGCGATGCTGCGATCCTGACTCCATGAGAGGCCGTTGACGCTGTAGCTGGTGCTGATCTGTGGGTTTGTGCCCAAAGCCACGCTGCCGGTCAAGCTGACCAGCTCCAGGCGGTTGAAGATCGCGCCGTTGCCCTCGTTGTAAACAATGACCGTGCCGAATTCCCAGCGCACTTGCTGGCCCCAATGGTGGCCGGTGTCTTGCACCAGGTAGCCGATGGCGCTGCTTTGTGGGTCTCCCACCAGCCACTTGTCGTAGATCCATACCAGATTGCGTGCGCGGTATTGGCTGAAGCCGACAACGGCGCTGACCAGGGTAAACCAAACTTGTTCCCCGAGTGCCTCTGATGCTGATGCGTCATAAACCACGGTTCGGTCTGGCAGGTGGACGTAGAGGTGTTGGTGGTTTTTGTCGTTGCGTGCTTCGAGTTGCACGCGCACCAGCTGTGCCTCTGTGTAGGTCAGGAGCAGGTTGTCGATTTCTTGCGTGCTGATCTTCTGGGTGGTAGCCGCTGCCCCGATGTAGATGCCTGGGGCTTCGTTGCGTCCACCGCCTAAGAAGGCAATGCGGTCTAGGTAGATGCAACAGGCCTGCGTTCCAAGGCATCCTTTTTGAATCTGTGCGCCGTCGATGCGTGCAAATGGGAACAGGTCGCCGCCTACGTTGTCAAACACCTCGATGGTGTTGCTGTTGAGCGCATAGATCTCGTTGCGCAGTTTGAGCAGGGCCACCACTGGATCTGGGTCGATCTCTGAGCTGCCATATTTCAGAGGATTGACACTCATGGGGTCCAATAGCTCGGTGACAACCAAGTTAGCCCCGTCTGTGGTCATGAAGTAGCCGTCCACCCACGCCACATCCAGCACAACCCCAAGATCTGGATCTGTGTTTTGTGTCAGTGTTCCTGCTGATGGATTCCAAAAGTACAAGCGGCCACCTGAGGCGATGGCCAAAAGATCAAAGCTGTAGTCAAGCGTGACCAGTTCGGTGGTGGGGCCACCCACATCGCCCAGCACTGTCACAGTGCCATTGCTGGCAATGGAGACCAGCTTTGTGCCCATGACCCGGTAGCAGACGCCGTTCCAGTTGATGCCGCCTCGGTCGACGCCTGGGCCTGTGCCGTTGGCCACGATGCCGTCACCCGGGCGAAGAAAGCCGTTGCTGATGCCTGACTGCTTGGGCACTGGAACCAAGTTGACCGGGTGGGCGGTGCGCAGCTCTGGGGTGGTGTCGGCATAGATGCCGTTGAGGATTGGGATTTGCATGGCTTACCACTTGACCTTGTTGGCCCAATACGCTGCGCTCAGTTTGCCCTTGGCAATGTTTTCAGCGTGCCGAGCTTTGAATGATTCGCGCCGCGCTTGGCTGGCCTTGGACTCGCCCTCTTTTTTGGGAGAGCCGGACACGCCTTGCTGACCAAAGCGGATGGTCTTGATCTGGTCGCCCGACTTGGCCACGACGACGTGGCTTTTGGTGGGGTGGCTTGGGGTGGCCTTGGGCTTGTTGTAGCCCGAGACCCCGGCACGGGCAAGTCGTGTGTCTTTGGTGGCCATGGCTTAGGCGACGCGATACCAGCTGTTGGTGGCCTGGTAGAAACGCATCGTAAAGAAGGCATTTGCGGCCAGGGTGGTGGGTGCTCCGAAGGCTGCTGCTGCGCCGTTCAGCGCCAGCGTGAATGTGGTAATGATCTGAGTGGTGGTGACTCTTACCTCTGTGCCGTCTGGTACGCCAGTGTTCAATGGCAGGGTGACTGTTCCAGCGGCCAGAGTTCCGGCTGGCTGAAAGATCATCCACTGCTGCTCTGTGGTGGGCGTGGGCACTGTGATGTTGAAGCCGGTGGCTGGCGTGTACAGGTTGGTGGCCACGGTGGGGGCTGCAAAGGTCTGTTGAAAGTATTGCAACAGTTGCGTGATCGATACCTTGCGTGCGTCGCCGTTGTTGGAGACGTAGACCGGCAAGAGATCTCCGCCAGAAACTTGACTGATGCCCGAGAGCTGGTTGATGGTTGACATGTTGATTCCTTAGTTAAATTCTATGGGGCCATCGCCACCGGCCAAAAGTGGATTGACGTGCGGGCGAATAAAAGGATTGCCATCGATGCGCCATGTCTTATTGCCTGCTCCCGCTGGCATAGTGTTGGGCAGTTGTTGCTGCACTGGCATGGCTGCGCGTGACAGGAGCGTGTTGTACGACTCTTTGGCGGCGGCCTTGGTGTCGGGCATGACCTGCTTGCCGTAGGATGGGGCCAGCTTGATCGCCAGGTTGCTGTAGATGGCCTCATTGGAGCTGTCGGGCACGTTAGTCTGCTCGTCTAGGTCACTGTCCTCTGGGCTAGATGGCAAGGGGTAGCTGAGTCGAATTCCTCTGGCGTTCCATGTGGCCATTTGGGTATCCAAACGCCGAAGCGCAGATTGCATTTGCTCTGGCCCAATGTCAAAGGCGTAGGAGGCCATACCTATTTCCTCAAATGCCTGCTCAATAAATTGCCGCTTTGTCCATCCCATGGTGTTCCTTGGTAAATGCTTGGTTAACCGTTATTGAGTGATGTTTGCATTTTTTTTGATTCCGGCTCTTGCCATCATTAATTCAAGCTGAAGTTCAACGCGCTTCATTGTGTCAAGCATTTCCGAACGGGTGACGGAGTTTGCAGAAATAGCTTTAACTTCGGATTTCAAAAGAATAATCTCTTTGTCTGTGTTCTCAACTTTTGAAGTCAAAGAATGAACTGCGGTATAGGTTGCAAAACCTGCGGTAATAGATGCTATCGCCAAAAAAGCAAAAACTGGAGGTAAAACTTTGTCGGTAAACCATGACCATGGGTGAAGTTTTGTTGTCATTTTTATTCCTTGATCAACAAAAGCGCGGTGTCCGTGACGTGCCCAAACCGGTCAAACAGCTTACGACCGCAGGCATGAATGAAAGCGGCACAAAGTTCGTGACAAAAGTATTTGTCGTCCTCTTGCCATTGCCGGTCAGGCTTAAGCGATATCCCCAATGCGCCCTTGCTGTCATAGGGGGTGCCGACCTTTGAACGAGCCCAAACCAAGCCTGCATCAAGGTCGGGCACATCGTATTCTCGCCGTGCGACCACTTTTTGAGACCGAAGCACATGGGCCAGCGGCTGGCGCACCACGCCATGAAGCATGGTGGCGTGGATGACGTGGTCACCGTCCAGGATCATGCTGTGACTGGCCCGCGCCCATTTGAAGCGGGAGACGGGAAGCGCCCACCGAATAAGCCAAGAGACTGGATTCCATGGTCGAATGGAAAAAAGAATGGTTGCCTCGTTCATGTTGCTATGCTTTCTGGCTGATGCACATACCCATCGGCCACAATATCGGCTACGTCAACAAGTTCCAATTTTGTCCCCGGTAATGCTTGAACCAATGGGGAATGTCTTAGGATTCCTTGTAATGCACCAGCGCCTAACATCCGGTCTGCAATCTTTCGACCATCATCTCCAATTTGGGCATAAACAGAGTCATAGTCAATCCACCAGAGACCCGGTTTTGTTGTGTGTTCGTGCCACATCGAAGCGTCAAAAGCGGCGGTGGTGTACTCCGGGTCTGTACTCAATCTTTGCAGGCGTGACCAGATGTTTACCTGATCGATCATCAACTGCTTGAGCTGTGTTGCTGGAGGGTCTTGAGGACACAAAAATTGAAGAACTTGCATAGTGATTTTTAAGCGACAGTAATGCCGAACGCCAAGCCTTGACTTTTTTCTAAATCAAAACGAGCCGAGATCGAAAGTTCAGAGCGAAATGCCACAACTTCTTGAACCGCGCCGGTCAAAAACTCCGATCCGGCTTGAGAGCGCCCAATTCTCATTATTCCAAGCGCATTTACACCGGTGTTACCCGATGCAATCTGCGCCCCATTCTTTCTTAAAGTGCTTGACGCTCCGTTAAAAACAGCAGAAATAACTGCACTGTCGTTTGCTACGAAAGAACCGGCCGAGCTACTTATTGGTGATCCTGCAAAAAACCGATAAACGCTACCTGTGAGCGGATTCGCATCTATCATTTGTCGGCTAGCGGTTGCACCGTCAACTAATTTTGCGGCGCCAGCCGAACTAGCAACTATGTTGATAGTCGAGGGTTGTGAAATATTTACTGCGGCAGAGCCGTCAAGCGATTGACCTCCCAAAAACTCCATTGCGGGCATCCCGTTTTTGACAGAAATAACCCCCGATGTGGCAATGCGCGGCTGGCTTGCAGCGGTCGCTTGCCTGAGAGAAATTCCGTCTCCCGTTTGGTTGTAGACGGTCGTCACGCTTGCACTGCCAGCACCTACCCAAGTTAAAATTGCGGCAGTATCCAGCCAGCGATTTCCGTTTGAGTCTGGAGTAGTAACTGCGCTGAAATCTAGTTCAGCGTTATCACTAAACCTGCGAGCCCTAATCAATGGCCCGGTGTATGTGCTCAGAGCTGGGATGCGCAAAGAATAGGCCGAAGTGGCACCCTCGAACACATTCACAAGCATCATCCTTGATCCTTGTGAAATGGCCCTTAATCGCGTGGCGCGAAGTCTCACAGAGTCAACTCCGAAACCTCAAGCACAGCGTCTGTAGTGCCGGAGCGAATAACGGCAATCTGTGCGCTTGCTGGCACATTAAGATCGAGGCGTTCGCCCATGGCAATGTAGTGCGATGTGGAGCTTGCTGTTTGTGTGCCAGTGCCAATTGCGTACCGAATGTCGGCAATCCGAGCATGAATACTGATTCTTCGGCACGTAGTTGTTAACGCAGTATTAACGCTCGTTGCACCAGAAGCAAGTTGACGCGCCACGCCTACGGCTGCAAGCGTATCAACAGGAAATAAGCTGGGGGTGACTTGTGTGGGTATTCGAGTAAGTAGCGTCGTCCAGTTTTGCAGGCCACGCTTAATGAATGCGATTAAGCTAAATGTACCGGTGTCTGTCGTTGCCGCTGCGTCTGCCTGTGCGCCGAGATCGCTATCAATATTAGACAGGCTGGTGTTGCCTGTGGTTTGGTTTGAAGAGGTAGCTACACCGGCTAAGGATACAGGAACAACAGACGCCCTAAGCTGAGCATCTGTTAAGGGTCCCGTTACAGGAACAGAGGATGCCCTAAGCTGAGCATTTGTTAAAGGCCCGGTTACAGGGGCGGTGTAAGCCACCAAAGGCAATATAGGAGTATATGCAATTCCTGTATCAAGTCGAAGGTATGTGAGCGTTGCGCCATCGTCTCGAACTAACACAAGAACGCCATTTGTGTCTTGCAATACAACATCAGCAAGCGCAGACCCACCGCCTCCGCCACCACTGGTAGAGAAGATTTCAGCGAACGTGCCATCGCCCATGTCTTTAAATTTAATCGGAAGGTCTTCCCGGCGCTTAATTACATCAGTCATTTGTCGTTCCTGTTTCTTTCGCTTTTGTTGCTTTTGGCTCTTTTACTTTGGCAGATTTTGGTTGTTCGTCAGGTACTCCAGCGGCTGCATCAAGAGTAAGAAACCAACCCAATGCCCTGCCTTCTTCTGCATTCTGAAAATCTTTTTCTGCGTACAAAAATCCGCGCAACGGGTGCCGTAATTCTCCAGGGCATTGATACATTTTTATCATTGCACACCTTTCAAAAAGATGGGGCCTTAGCCCCATCAATCACCAATTAAGGAACCTGATTAAAAAGCAAAATCCCAGCCATTTCTGGCTGAAGCATTACAACACCAAACAACACATCCAGCGTGTAGAGTGTTTCAAAGGTGCTGTTGTCGAACTTCTTGCCCATGACCACCTCGAAGCCCTGATCGGTCGAGCCACGCAGGATCTCCACGCCAGCCCCGCTGGGAGGAAGTGCGTAGCTGCCAGGCAAAATCTCGATGGCGTCTTTGTGGAAGAAGGAGTTGATGTCGGCGGAATCAACAGAAAGCCAATTGATCGTAGCGGTTGCGCTGGTGCTGGCCACTTCAATGTTCTTGTATTGCAGTTCAGCATCAGTCGGCGATGAGTTCGCGCCGATCATGGGCGGGCTAATCGTCATGGTCGTTGGACTGTCAATCGAAACTACTCGATAGGTCTTGAGCTGGCCAGTAGATCGCTTGGTGATCAGGTGAACGGCTTCAATGCCCGGAACATTGAACGCCGCGCCCACATTCACGCCAGTTGTGGTGCTTACCGTCACTTGTTGATAGCGGTTGTCCACGTTGATCTGACCGCCAATGCTGGTGGACGTTGCGCGGGGGACAAAGCGAACCTGTGCGCCGTTGGTGGCAATGGTCACGGTAGCCGTGGTGGATGCGATGCGGTTGGAATAATCCAGCTTGTGAGTCTCAAAGCCGGACACCATGCCAACCAGTCCGCGCTCATACGCCTGATCAGACTTGCTGTTGCCCATGCTTCGGGTGGCAACGGCCAAGTTGTTTGCCATCCCGTTGTAGGACGAAGACGACAGGAAAATGTGGCGATCACTTTCAGCAATGCCGGTTTGATTCATCAGGGTGTCGCATGCGGCCACATCGTCAAATGTGCCGGGTGCATTGGTACGCGCAATTACCAGGGTGCCCTGGTTTGAAGCCACATCCATCGTGGCCAAGTTAATGTCAGTCGCCAGCCGTTGGTATGCAGCTTTTCCAAGGCGGTTCTCTTGCAATGCATCGCGCATTTCGAGCGCGTTCATTGTCCAAGGCACGGACTTTTTGAAGCCTAGGCTTGAAGGAACAGACAACTGCGTGCCGTTTTTGGGGGTTACCGGCGTTCCTACAACGCGATCTTGCGAGCGCAGCACATAGGGCATGGGACGCCAAATCGTGTCGTTGGCACGCTCCATAAGTTTGGAGTCGGTGTTGTACACGCTGACCGCTTTGCTCAGCACCAGTCGGTCGTTAAAACCGGCCAGGATGTCCTCGAACGCAACGCGTTCTTCTTTTGAAAATTGATTCGCCATAAAAAGCCTCATTGGTTGAATAAAAAATTCGGCAAAAATGCCACGTTCTCTACTCACCAATGGGCTGGCGGGGGCCGTTCAACTCGCTTTTACAGCCAGCGGGGGGCTGTTGGTGGCCGGTACTGATCTCCGGCTTTATTTTGTGCGGTTCGCAGTCTTTACTGCGTACTGACAGTTTGTGCTCACTCTCTTAGCCGCATCTATTTCAGCGCATCAGCCTGCGCATCCACCAACAATCCCATTATGCCCTTTTTTTCAGTTTGTAAGCAAGCACTTTGGTCATATCGCCTGATTTTGATGCCTCTTCACGCAACCGTTCGAGGGTTGAATCTACTGCTCCAGATACTCGTCCAGTCCCCGAAACAACGCGCTCGGGTGGTGGTGCTGCTCTACGGTTTGTAACTTTCAAATCTTTCTCCAATGTTGCGACGGCGAAGGCAAACTTCACCGGGTCTTTGATTGATGCCAGCTCTTGCGCCTTCTTCGGATTCTTGCCAAGTGCATAAACGACAAGGGCCGGGTTATCCGCACCTTGGAGCATAACGCCCTGCTGAGTGATGCTGAACAGTTCTTGAGCCGTGGCCTCGGCATCGTCAAAATCTTTTACTTTAAGATCGGCCTTCGCTTTGCTATACCCATCGAGTTTTGACTGCCATGCTTTGTTCTGATCGGCCAGCGCGGCATCTTGCTTGGCTCTGATTTCATCTGCTTGACGCTTGCGATCAAACCAATTTGTCAAAGCCTCTTCGTATTTATCAGCATCATAATCGTGATCTTCCAGCCTGGGCTTTGTTCCGAGCGCGACAGGCTGGGACTCAATCTGTGCGGTGGTTTGCAGCTTGGTTTGAAGTTCTCGGTTTTGACGCTGGAGTTCTCTGTTCGTCTTGCGTAGCTCTCTGACCCATTCGGGGGCGTGTGCTGGTTCTTCGGGAGGCGGCGATTCCTCACCAATGGAGACTACAACCTCGTCGGATTCTGCCTTGTCGTCTTGGGCTTGGGCCTGCTCACCGTCGGCTTGCGCCCCGGGCTGCTCGATGGCCTCGTCCTCGATGACTGTGGTGTCGTCGTTCGTGGTGTCGTCGTTCTGGTCTGCCTGAATGTTCATCATTTACCTTTTGAAGCTCACCCATTGAAACGGCTGGGTGGATACCGTGCGCTCAATTGTCACTCAATTGGTAGTTGGTTGACAATTGGCTGTGCTTGTTGCTGGACAAAGCCGCCGATTTGTTCCGCCAGGTTCATGGCGTGATCCTGAGAATCCATGTCTACGTTGCTGAGTGTTTCCACGGTCTTGGCCCTGCTGAGTTCGGCGTCTGCGATGGTCTTGACCGTGTTGGCACGGGCTTGTGCGGCTTTGGCTGTGGCTTCTTCGGCTGCTGCCTGCAAGTACATCGCGTTAGGGTCTTGCGGCTGGCCTTGCATTTCTGCCATAAGTTCTTGGGCCTCATCGGCTGTCGGTTTTACGACACCCATGCGGAGTAGCTTCTTGCGAAAGTGTGCGTTGATGTCGCTGAGACCCTCACCTTCCATGTTCATCATTGCTGCTGCCGTGAGCACCTGCGCTGTGTCGGGATCGGTGGTCATCTGCAACATACCGGTGAGGGCGCGGACTGTGGCCTCGCGCTTGCTGGTGCTGGATGGGCCGACCTCGGCAACGACGTCAAAGGTGGCAGAGCTAAGGTCGTTTTCCATGACGACTTGACCAGTTTTCTGGTCGATGCTGGGCTGCATGAGTTCGACCATCCCGGCTTGGCCATCTGGGGCGATGGTCTTCATTTTGCGCTTGTCTTCGATGTAGACCTCTTTGGCCATGGAAAGCCAGACCTCACCGCAGCGCTTCATGCCTTTGGAGAAGTTGCTCATGTAGATGAATGCCTGCATGTCTACGCGGGTCTGGATCATCTCGACGGCTTTACCTGACATGCCGCTGACCATCTTGTCGGCCCCGGCTGGGTTGCCCAAGATGTCTTGCATGTCGGTTTCGGTGATCTGCAAGAGCGCGGCCATGGCCGGTGGGATGTTGGGGGCGCGGGTGTAGGCGACGGGGCCCGACACGGCCTGGTTGCCGTTCTGGTCGGTGATCGGGTTGATGAGCAGATACGGGTAGTCTTTGAGGTTGTCCTCGGACCACATGACCTGGTGGCCTGCGACCTGCTCAGGGGTCAGGATTGGCTTCTCGACCGATGAGAGCGCGGAGATCTCGCCGAGCTTGGACAGCTGCATGTTCTTGAGGCGCTGGGCGTCTTTGGCCAAGCGGACGTGGCCCATGCAGCGCTCGATGTTGTCCACAAACCAGCGCTTGCCGTACACGACCACGATGGGGATGCACTTGCCTGCGATGTAGCCTGCATCCTCCAAAACCCTTCCGCCGGACATGATGTATTTGTGCACGCGCTTGCGCTTGACGCGCTTCTGGCGGATCTCGACAGTGCCG